GCAACTATTATTGTTACTTATGCTGTTCGTAATTCTGATGGTAGCCAACGTCCTACTGGTCAACAAAATTAATCTTGCGGGGGACTAGTTCCCCCATCACATCTTTAGGAGATTAATTATGACAATGCAATATGATGTAAAACAAGCGCACCTAAACGGTAGCGGTATTTTTGTTGTTGGCCCAACTCGTATTAAGGGTATTTCATTAACTGGTAGCGCTACTGCTGGTCAACTATCTGTATTTGATACGATTACAGCTCCAGTAACCACTGGCGTTTATGGTCGCTCTGGAACTACTGTAACCATTACGCAATCAGCTCATGGGTTAACAACTGGACAAATTATTGGTATTGATTTTGCAGCGGGTACAGGTGGTACAGCTACTAACGGCAACTACGCAGTTACAGTTACTAACTCAAGCACTTTTACAGTAACCGACATTAATAGCGGAACTATTAGCGCTTCTCCAACTCTTGTCTACTCCACCGGTAAATGGCTGCTGACGTATGACATAGCTGCTGGCGACTCATACAACAATTCTCCAGTAATTCCGGGCGAAGGTGTAAGAGCAGATACTGGCGTGTATGGCTATATATCAAACCTAACCGCAGCAAACATTTATTACGGATAAAAAATGACCGCATTAGAAAAAGCAGAAGGATCTTATAATTTAGCAGGTCGGAAGGTTATGATTGGTCTTCCTACTTACGATTACAAAGTATCTTCTAAGCTAGCTATTTCGCTAGCTTCTTTTTGCGTACAAGCAACGCAACATGGGGTTGACATCCAAATTTGTAATATTTCTGGGTGTTCAGTAGTTTCTCGTGTTCGCAACTTAATTGCTACTGATTTTTTAAACTCAGACTGCACTGATTTAATGTTTATTGATTCAGACATTAACTTTGATGCAGAAGATATTTTTCGTTTAATGGCATGGAATAGCGACCCTAAAAAGGGTATTGTTGCTGGCATTCCTGTTGCCCGTAAAAAAGGTCAAGTCTATTTCTCTACATTAGATACAGATGAAGACAACAGTATTTTTATGGACAAAATGGGTTTAGTAAGAGCAAAGCGTGTAGCTACAGCATTTATGATGATTCGCAAAGAAGTATTTGAAAGTCTTCGTGATGCACATCCAGAATGGGTTTATTACGATGAGAAAAAAGAAGGCGATAAAACAGTTTGCTTCTTTGATTTTGCATTAAAAGATGGTCAATATATTGGTGAAGATTATCTCTTCTGTGATCGTGCCCGTGAGCAAGGATTTGAAGTATGGATTGATCCTACAATCAAACTGGGTCACATGGGCGTTCATGAATTTGAGGGATCGTTTGGTGAAGAGTTTTTATATCCACTGATTCGTCCAGTAGATTCCAATAAGGATGCCGCATAATGGCAACAAAGAAAAAAACTCCATCTTTAGCCATTGGTCGTGGTGAAAAACTTCCAGCATCTAAGGGTGCTGGGCTTACCGCCAAAGGTCGCGCTAAATATAATGCAGCTACCGGCTCAAATTTAAAAGCTCCTCAACCTGAAGGGGGCGCTCGTAAAAAATCTTTTTGTGCTCGTATGTCTGGAGTTAAAGGGCCAATGAAAGACGAAAACGGTAAACCAACCCGCAAAGCTGCTAGCCTAGCAAGATGGAAGTGTTAAAATGACTCTAGATGATCAAACAAAATTAGAGCTAATACAGCTCGTCAAAGCCGCTGTTAATGAAGCCGTTGAATCTCACCCACTAAGCCCTGAAGAAGTGCATTGGGTAAGAATGGCAATTCAAGCAGAAGCTCAACGTGCTGCATTTCGTAAGGCTGTAATTGAAAAAACTTTAGCTGGTTTAGCAATAGCAGGATTACTTGCAATAGCTGGTATTTTTATAAGTGGCTTTAAAGAATATTTGGGAAAATAAAATGCCTAGCACAAGTAAAAAGCAGCACAATTTTATGGCGGCAATTGCACATAACCCTGCATTTGCTAAGAAAGTAGGAGTTCCACAATCCGTGGGAAAAGATTTTAACAACGCCGATAAAGGCAAAAAATTTAAAGAAGGTGGAGCTATGAAACCAGTAGACATGAAGAAAAATTTCGGTATGGCTAAATTGCCTACAGCAGTTCGCAATAAAATGGGCTATATGAAAAAGGGCGGCATGGCTGATGATGCCAAAGAAGATATGAAGATGGACAAAGCACAAGATAAGGCTATGATTAAAAAAGCATTTAAACAGCACGATGCTCAAGAACACAAGGGTGGCACAGGCACTAAATTAGCTCTTAAAAAAGGTGGCATGGCTATGAAAAAAATGGCTGCTGGTGGTCTTTCTGCTGGACACAAATCTGCTGATGGCTGCGTTACTAAAGGCAAGACCAAAGGCAAAGAAGTTAAAATGTGTGGCGGCGGTATGTATGGAAAAAAGAGTAAGTAATCATGCCATTTACTGAAACCCCAGCCGAAAAGAAAAAACGTCAAGATTGGGAAATGAACAATCTAAAAGTAGCCAAAGACAAAGAAACTAAAGCGGCAGCAGAAGATATGCGAAAGTTCAACGAAACTACAAAAGTTGATACTAGTGATAATACTAATGTTATGGGAGATGCCTATAAAAAAGGCGGAAAAATTATGAAAAAAACTAAACGTTATGCTGGTGGTGATTTAGTCGAGGCTGGTATCGAAGCTGGTAAATTAGGGCGTCTTGGATTAAAGCCCGGAACAGCAGATTATCGCTTGGGTATGGAAACATTAAGAAAAGGGAAAACCGCTAAGGAGCTAGAAGATTTATTGCCAAGCCGTGAAAAAATTGGTTCTACTTTAAGAAGCAAACTTGATCCTGAAATTGTAATGGATGTTGCTAATCCACCTGCAGCAATTGCTCGTAGAGTTGCTGAAGCTTCTAAAGATGTAAAAGCTCCTAAATCTTATGATGAAGAAGTATCTGGCATGAAAAAAGGCGGCAAAGTTAAAAAGATGGCTAAGGGTGGTTCAGCCTCTGCTCGTGCTGATGGTTGTTGTATTCGTGGAAAGACACGTGCATGAGACCATCTCGTGGCATGGGTGATATAGCCCCCTCAAAAATGCCCTGCGGAAAAAAGAAAGCCCGCAGGGATAATACTGATTTTACACAGTATAAAGAAGGCGGAAAAGTTGGTTTGTACGAAAATATTCATAAAAAGCAAGCTCGTATTAAAGCTGGTTCTGGTGAAAAGATGCGCCCTGTTGGATCTAAAGGTGCGCCTACTAAAGCGGACTTTATTAAATCTGCTAAAACTGCGAAGAAAAAATAATGGCCGTTACGTCCGGACAAACGATATTTAACCTAGATCTCTCAGAACTCGTAGAAGAGGCTTTTGAGCGTTGTGGGTCGCAGTTAAGGTCTGGATATGATTTAAAGACTGCAAGACGCTCTATTAACCTTATGACGATTGAGTGGGCTAATCGTGGAATTAACTTATGGACTATTGAAGAATGCGCCATTCCTTTGGTTACAAACCAAGGCGTATATCCTATTCCTGCAGATACAATTGATATTTTAGACTTAGTAACCCGGACAAGCAATGCAAGTACATCTAACCAAACTGACATTAATCTCAGCCGTATATCTGAGTCTACTTATTCTACTATTCCTAATAAATTAACTACAGGGCGTCCTATACAAGTATGGATTAATCGCCAAACAGCCCAAACAAATGGTCAAGCATCTACTACCGTTGCTAGCACAGGAACTACCCCGCCGGTTTCAACAACAGCTACTAGCATTACTTTAACTAGCGTAGCAGGATTAGGCTCTACTGGATTTGTAAAAATTGATAATGAGACGATTGGATATACCAATATTGATGCCTCTACCAATCAAATTTTAAATTGCTGGCGTGGTCAAAATGGTACTACAGCAGCCACTCATTCTGCTGGATCTTCTGTTTATATTCAAAATCTTCCATGCGTAAATGTATGGCCCTCCCCTGATTCTGGTGGCGGTCCATATACTTTGGTATATTGGCGTATGCGCCGTATTCAAGACGCTGGAAACGGTGTAAACATTCAAGATATTCCATTTCGCTTTATAAATTGTTTTGTAGCTGGCTTGGCTTATATGTTAAGCATTAAACTTGCTGGTGTAGATCCTCAGAGAATTGTTGGCTTAAAAGCTGATTACGATCAACAATTTCAACTGGCAGCTGAAGAGGATAGGGAAAAAGCGGCAATTCGTTTTGTGCCAAGAAACTTATTTTACTCAAGGTAAATAATGCCTTCTAAATACGCTTCTGGCAAACACTCAATTGCTGAATGTGACCGATGTGGTCAAAGATTTAAATTAGTAGATCTTAAAAAGCTTGTTATTAAGACTAAACAAGTAAGTATAAAAGTATGTTCTGAGTGTTGGGAACCAGATCAACCTCAGTTACAATTGGGTATGTATCCGGTCAATGATCCGCAAGCAGTACGGGAACCAAGACCAGATACCAGTTATTATGCATCAGGACAAACAGGATTACAGATTTTAAACGGGAATAACACTTCCGTTAGCGAAAATGGATATCCTGCAGATGGCAGTAGGCAAATTCAATGGGGATGGTACCCAGTGGGTGGGGCAAGTAGTTTTGATACAGTTTTAACGCCAAACGACTTGATTGCAATAGGGCAAGTAGGCACAGTAATAGTAACAGTTAACTAGGAGTAAATCATGACATTTAAATCAGGCGCTAATGGTATCGAATCCAAAGGCAAAACTAAAGGTAAAAACTTGGGTGACTCAGGACCTACAGCAAAAACCGACAACGGTGGAAAAAAATCTGCTGGTGTAACATCTATGAAGATGAAACAAGTAGGGCGAAATATGGCTCGTGCTATGAATCAAAAATCTTCCGGTAGAGGACGCTAATCATGGCTAAATTCTCTATGAAAAAAGGCGGAAAAGAAGTTGGTTCTGCTGATGTATATGCCAAACCTCATACTATGGACGGCAAGGCTATGACCTCAGTTAAAGAATGCGTTACTAAACCCGGTAACGGCGTAGATGCAATTAAAATGTCTGTTGGCGATCAAGTATTTAAAAGCCAAAAAGATACAATTAATCCGTACGGTGTAGGAGTTATGCGTGGTTATGGCGCTGCTACCAAAGGTCGGAAGATTAGCGGAAAAATGGGCTAAACCCGAATG